CTACCGCTCTCTTGGAGTAATACTTGCCCTTGCCGTGGCACTTGAAGCAAGTGGTTCCGTACATGGAACAGTAGGAGTAGTGCCCTCCACCACCGCACCGAGTACAGGTCTCGGTTTCCAGAGCAGTCTTTAAGGTGTTTTCTTCCACTTGTTGCCCCTCCATGGGCGTTCCTTACACTCTCAGTGTCCCTCATCTAGGGGAGTTTGTCAAGGGGTATTTTGCAACTGATTGCAAAGTGGTGCGCCTAGAAGGACTCGAACCTTCACTGTACTAGGTTTGAGCTAGTTGCCTCTTCCAATTGGGCTACAGGCGCATTTAGGGGGTACTCCTGGAGGGGGTCGAACCCACACTGAACTGGGCTTAAACCAGTTGCCTCTGCCAAATTGGGCTACAGGAGCAAGAATATGGTGGGAGGGGTAGGAGTCGAACCTACGGTGTTTTCCCGCAAGGGGTGGCAGCTTTACAGGCTGCTGTCATCGCCGCTAGAACTACCCTCCCATTTTGGCAGAAGGTGGGGGAATCGAACCCACGCTGGCTTTTTGGAACCAGTCCTCCGTTGAGCAAACGGGACCATTACCACTCTGGCAACCTTCTGTAAAAGGGTGGCGGGAAGTGAAGGAATCGAACCCTCCCGGCTCATCACCGAGGCGCAGTTTTCAAGACTGTTTACCCACCATTGAGTGCCACTTCCCGCAAAACAAATTGTCAAAGAACTTGGTAGCCGACCTAGGACTCGAACCTAGAACATTCTGTTTCTAAGACAGACGCCTCTGCCAAAATTGGGCTAGTCGGCCATGGACCACTCTGTTGGAATCGAACCAACCAATGTAGGTTTTGCAGACCTACCCTTAACCGATCAGGCTAGAGTGGAGGAACTTGGGGTTGTGATTAGAGGGAATAAGAACACAAGCCCCGCGAGGATCGCAGGGAACTTAACGCGAGGAGGGATGAAGTGCGCGTGTTCATAGATAGAGTATGCCCTACAAACACCTAGTATGTCAAGAGGCGTCCAGCACGGAGGCAGCTTTTTTTCTAGTTAGTCCGAACTTAGTCACCAACAAGTCCACCATGTACTTCTTCATCTTAGGGGATGAGGCAGCAATCAGCTTACCCACGGTTATATTCTTCTTGTTCAGGAGTCGAGGGGCTTTAGACTTCTTCATGACAATGCCTCTAGGGTTGCCGCCACCAACTTGGGATCAGTCATGTCTAAGTACATGCTAGGGACCTTCACCAGGAGAGACCGAAGAATGTTACCCCCTTGCAGATTGGACAGAGCCAGAAAAGCCTGGGGGTCTTTACTGTCCAGTAAGGTGCCTACAAGATAGGCGTCCTCTGAAGCCAGAGCCAGAGAAGGCAGGGTACGTTTTGCTTCTTCCCGAATACGGTCCCATTCAGGGGGGTCTAGGGAAAACCCTAGTGCCCCATACTCTACTGGGTCCTCCCCTGGATTAAGACGTATGGAATCCAGCCCCAAGCTAGAGGCAGTAGTGATAGCGGCCTTGAAGGTGTCCTTTACCATCGCAGCCTGCTCTTCATTAGTACCAGCAGACGAGTCTAGACGATCAATATACAGACTACCCATAATCGGGTCTAACACAACCTGTATGTTGAACTGAGCCCCATTCTTTACCCCGCGCAGGGCCAACAAGACTTCTCCACTCTCCGGGTCTATGTCCAACACCTCTGTACTGCGCTGTGTGACCACTTCATGATGGTCCTTGCCCATCCACAAAGCTAGCAGAACCACAGGGCTGATACGCATGCAGGTGTTCCAGAAGTCCACAGCCTTTTCATCCGACCTAACACCCAACTCCTTCAGAGTGTCAGATGTCACTACCTGCTCCGGTATGGACTGTTCTTCTTCCTCCAAAACCTCTGGCCTATCTCCAATAGAAGAAGAAACTGCTACAGGGACTGTACGGCAGAACGGGTGAAACGGTGGCAATAGAAACCCCAAATTAGCCAATTCGCTGGTTGACATCTTACGGTAAGAGGCTAGTGCATCCTTAGTCTGGGCTGGCCATGGCTGGATTTCTCTCAAGTCATCAGGGGAAGTTCCGTTGACAGCCCGTAGGATGATTTTTAGGGCATCCGCTACCTGAAACTCTTTGCCGTGGATCATCAGGCAGAACGCGGATGTCCTGTGGTCAAGTGTGGCTACCAGCTTGTAGGTGGTTACACCCGCTGCATACGCCTCTTGCAGGAACCCCCAAGAAACCATACGGGAAGCAGTTAGAGTAACACCAAGAAGAACAGCATGGTCCCCTGGGTTGGTCAGCTTAATCCTGGTTGGGGAAGCTTTGTATACTCTACCAACCCCCTCCAAGGGGACATGCACTTTACGTCCCTGCTCTCCCTTGGTCTCTACAGTAACCGTGGTAGCAATGTAGGATTGGGGAATTACCTGAAGCAGCATCCTATACTTCTCTGCCTCTGACTCCTTCACGTAAGCCAGGGTAGCGTGAGGAACATAGTCCTTAAATGACCGTTCTTTCCACTCCCCGTGGCCATCAATCCCGGCATTTATGTCCTTGAGGTCGTTTGAAATAATCTCCACCACCACAGGACAGGCACCATCACTGTGCTCTGTGGCAGCAAATACCTTCACCTTCCCTAAAACCAAAGTGGCTGGAGTGCAAGACCGAAGGTAAGATTCTACCTCCTCCCCACCCCCAAGAAGACCGTAGCGAATAGTGACGTGGTTCCCGTCTACATCCTTCCCCGCTGCATCCAAGTCAGAATTCAATATCAAAGAGCGCAGCCTATCTAGCTCTACCCCCATGGGGGTGGAGGAGGGGATTTCTACCATGGCAATACCATAAGAGTGGCTGGCTTTTTGTACACTCCGCTCTTTTAGCGTTGCAATCAATTGCCTTGCTGAGTCCTGCACGGCAGTAGTGGCGTTATATTCCAAGTACTGAAGTAGTACGCTGGTGACGTTGTTCAACAGGGTGTCATACCACCCAGTGCTCACAAAACCAGGGGAGTCCTTGCCTGCCAAACTAGCGCCGAAAACACAGTGGGCTCTCAAGTAAAACTTGATCCACTCCCTCTGCTCTGTGCCCACCTCAGTTAGGTCTAGATCCGGTACCAGTGATAGGGCCTTATCGTATTCTCCCGCAGAGCAGGCTTGCTCTATAGCAGTACACGTAGGCCCACACTTGTCCCTCCATGCTTTCACCAGTCGTTTGGTAAAAGCCCTCTCCAGCTTAAGGTAGTCTCGTAGCTCTACCACTGTCTACTGCACCAACTTCCACAGAGTAGGTTCTCCATAGGCATACTGTGCCAGGATGTTGTGCAGAGCCTTACGGTCCTCAGGAGTAAGCTCCTCAACAGCCTTCCGCACCTCTACCATACGCTCGGGCGAGTACATCCCCTTAGACACTAAGCCAGAGGCGGAAATGTAGTCCTCTGCCAGATTCACTAGATCCATGGCACTCTTGCCCATCGGCCTAGTCACCCCTTCCTGAATTGGGTCCGGTGGAGGTGCCAATGACAATGCCTCTGGAGAAGGGGCGGGGTTCTTGTCTAAGTCAAGATCCATGCCAGTCACAGTATTGATCTCGTTCAGCAGACTGTCGTTAGTTGCCACACCCTTAGCAAGCTGTAGAGCAGTGATCTGGGACGCTGCATCTTTCAAAGTGATCTGGTTGGACTTCAACCGCACCGTCTTGTACCCCAGGGCCTTTATGAGGGTCTTGTTAATCACTTCGTCAAAATCGCCACGTTCCGGCTGGAACACTTGCTCCTCTGCCACCATGTAGGCAGTCACGGCACTAGCGAAGTTGTAGTCCTCGGGCTTGCCCAAAAACAACGGAGGCATACGGAACCCACCACGAATATGCGCCTCGGAAGAGGCATCGTAGGTGGTGTACATGGCGTCTTTCGCAGACTCAGAACCAAATCGTTCCGTGGTAACTTTCACTGCCCCCGCAGCATCCAGAGAACCTGAGGAAGACACCGCTTCCACCACTACAGCACGGTACTTGTTTTTGTTCTTGCCACTAAGGTAGTTCTTGAGTTGATCGCTGAACTCCTTAGACAGCGTGCCGCCTTGCACGAAGATGATGGCAGGAGGAAGCCCACCGGAATCAAGGAACTCCAGGTTTTGTTCTTCGGCCTTACGAGACCCAACCACCGAAGGCATCTGGTTAATCCACCGGGGCAGGAAGTAAGGGGTCGCGTTATCGGGGTGAACACCAAACACCAAAAGCTCCGTACCCCTATCCTTGGGGTCCACCTTATTAGTGTCGCTCTCCCACTCCCCAGTGCTCCGGTTCACATGCCGGGTAGAGCCGAACTCCCTGTAGTAAATCAGGGTGCTCATGTGGATACGTTGGGCAAACCTGCGTTCTCTCTCCCACAACGTGAGGGGAACTTCCTCGCCATTACGGGTTACAGTGCGCTGTACTTGGATGGGGGCATCCAGCTTAACAAATCTTACACCTGAGGTCTCGATATTCCTGAACCCCACAATTTCGTCCTTCATGTTCCTAAGCACCTCTAGGAACCCGTAACCAACAGACTCCACCTGTCTACGAAGGCGTCTACGGATCTTGATAAAACTTGTGTTAGGGTAAGGTTCATCGAATAGAGACCTAGCACTGGCCTCTTCCTTCGGGTCCATCTTCTCCACCCCAACAGCAGCCACAAAATCATACCCAGTGCCGTCGATGTTGACTTCCATGGCCTCAATGCACTGGTTCAGTGTGTTATTAGTCTGAGTGAGATTCAGCAGCGTAATGGGCTCAAAAGGAGGCTGCAAAATCAGGTTTGTGGTGTTGCTAGCCGTGAAGTATAGACTGGTCCAGTCGTCCTCTGTCTTCAGAGCAGAGTGGGCCATCACCATGTAGGTGTCGTCA